TAGTTAACCCATTCTTAGAATCAGTAGTACAAAGACAAGGTTTATTTGCCTTCAGGGTAGTAATGGACGACACAAACAATACCGGAGATGTTGTTGATAGAAATCAATTAATAGGTCAAATCTTTATTCAGCCAGCTAAAACAGCAGAATTTATAGTATTAGACTTTACAATTGAACCAACAGGAGCAACATTCGCTGGATAATTTAAAATTAAGATATTTATAATAAACAATAAATAAAATGGCAGTATTAGATCCAAACGAAATTATGTTTAGAGCCTTCGAACCGAAGGTACAGAATAGGTTTATTATGTATATGGATAACATTCCATCATTCATGGTAAAAACAGTATCAGCTCCGAGCTTTGAAGACGGAGAGGTAGTATTAGATCATATTAACTCTTATCGCAAGATACGTGGAAAGAGAGTATGGAATGATATGGATATGACTTTATATGACCCAATTACACCTTCTGGAGCTCAAGCAGTAATGGAATGGGCTCGACTATCTTACGAATCAGTAACAGGAAGAGCAGGATACTCAGACTTTTACAAAAAAGACTTAACACTGAATGTTTTAGGTCCCGTAGGAGATGTAGTATCTGAATGGATTGTAAAAGGTGCTTTTATCAAAACTATGTCACAAGGAGATTTTGACTGGTCAGCACCAGATGCAGTAGAGTTATCTATAACAGTAGCAATGGATTATTGTGTATTGAATTACTAATATTAGCCAACATATAAATAAAAGCTCGATTAATTTCGGGCTTTTGTTGTTTTATAAAAGTATTCTTCGTATATTTATATTTAGAACTAGTTTTAATTAATAAAATTTATGGAACAAACACAAAAATTTCCCACGGAAATAGTAGACTTACCTTCTAAAGGTAAACTATATCCAAAAGATTCCCCTTTATCTTCCGGTACTATAGAAATGAAGTACATGACTGCTAAAGAAGAAGATATATTAACTAATCAAAATTATATAGAAAAAGGTATAGTTATTGATAAGTTAATAAAAGCTCTTATAGTCGATAAGAGTATAGACTATAACCTACTTTTAGTAGGAGATAAAAATGCTTTATTAATAGCTGCACGTATTTTAGGTTACGGAAAAGATTACGAATTTGAGTATCAAGGAGAAAAGCATTTAATTGATCTTTCTTTACTAAACAATAAAGAGTTACATAAAGATTTATTAGAAGCAACGGTTAATAGCTTTAGCTATACCCTCCCTACTATGAACAAAAATGTAACATTTAAGTTATTATCTCACGGAGATGAAACTAAAATAGATCAAGAAATTAAAGGGTTGAAAAAAATTAATAAAGAATCATCAGCTGAACTCTCTACTAGACTAAAGCATATGATAACCTCAGTAGAAGGAGAAGAAGATAAAAAGAACGTTAGACAGTTTGTAGATACACAGTTCTTGGCAAGAGATTCAAGAGCTTTTAGAAACTACCTTAGAGACTTTCAACCTGATGTAGATATGAAATTTTACCCGGAAAACGGACCAGACGGAGGGGTTGACATTCCTATCGGGGTTAACTTTCTTTGGCCTGACGCAAACTTATAGAGTTTCCATATTTTCTCAAATACATGAAATAGTCTTTCATGGCAAAGGCGGATACGATTACGAAACAGTCTATAATATGCCTATATGGTTAAGAAACTTTACATTTCAGAAAATGCAAGAACATTACGAAAAGGAAAAGGCTGAATACGATAAAGCATCTAAAAAATCTAGTAGGACTAATACGCCTAAAATTAAAAAACCTTCATATAGAACAAAGGCTCGTAAATAAAGCGAGCCTTAACTATTTATAATAAACTCTTTTATAAATGGCAAACGGAGAAAACAACTTACCACCAGATCCTAGCAATTACGATCCAAGAAGTCCTTTAAATAAGTATGCAAAGGAAGATGCTAAGAATGCTCAAGAACTTACATCTGCTGCAAGAACTTTAACTGAAGAATTAAAAGATCAGTTAGGGATCCGCTCGCGGCTAAACGAAACTAAAAGAGAAACTTTAAATATAGCTAGAGACTTAACTAGATCTGCTCAAGAAAATACAGTAGAAATAGGTAATTCAGGTAATATCGAAAGGCAAATCGCTAAAGATAAGAAAAGAGCTCTTGCTATAGAGAGGGAAAGACAGGATATTATAGAAAACCTAGGACCTCATCAAATAGATACTGCAAGACGTATCTTTGACCTAACTTCAGATATTCAGACGTTAAATGAGAAAATGGCTGAAGCTTCAGAAGAGGAGAAAAAGAGCATACAAAAAACATTACAGAGTAAGGAAAAAATACTAATGGTTACCTTACAAACTGCCGATGCTGATACACAGAGATTGGCGGTTTTAAGAGGAATGGAGAATGTTAACGATAAGTTAATTCAACAAAGACTAAAAGAGGCCGAAATCCAGCAAGATATTAGTGATAAAATGGGGGTTACAGGTGCCTTAGTAAAAGGTACTGGAGCATTAATGGAAAGACTGGGGATGAGATCCGGTATTTTTCAAGATGCTATGAAAGCTTCAGCTGAAGAAATGCGTAGAATGGCTGAAGAAACAGTCAGAGGGACTAAAAACTTTAGCAAAATGGAAATTATGCTCAAAGGTTTTTCAGAGCTAGGTAAAGGATTTTCAAAAGCTTTATTTGACCCATTTACTATCATAACAGCTATAGTAAGTAAGTTTTTTGAAATTAACAAAGCTACCACAGAGTTTCAAAATCTAACAGGTCAAAATGTAGGACTGCAAGCAGCTCATAACGGTAAATTAGCAACAGCAGCTGAAGTAATAGAAACTATGTCTGAGTTTACAAAAGAGACAGGTTTAAATGCTGCTTCTATATTTGATTCCGATACTTTAGGTAGGATGGCAGAAGCGCAGAATCTTTTAGGTCTTTCTGCAAAAGAATCTGCTAAATTAGGTCTTTTTTCTAAAGTATCAGGAGAAAGTTTTAGAGCAAGTCAAGAAGCTATAGTAGCAGGAGTGAATGGAATTAATGGACAACTAAATGCATCTGTAGCTCACGGACAAGTTATGAGAGATGTAGCTAATACATCTGAAGATATAGCCATTAGTTTAGGTGGTAATACAGGTAAAATAGCATCTGCAGCAGCAGCAGCAAGAGCTTTAGGTTTAGACTTACAAAAAGTAAATGACATAGCTGATGGTTTATTAAATTTCGAAGAATCTATTTCTAATGAATTAGAAGCACAGCTGCTTACTGGAAAAAATATTAATATGTCTAAAGCTAGGGAATTAGCTTTAAATAACGACTTAGAAGGATTAGCAAAAGAATTAACTAACCAGGGCATCAATGCAGCTGAATTTGCTGGTATGAATAGAATACAGCAAGAAGCTATAGCCAAGTCTCTTGGTTTGTCTAGAAATGAGCTGGGTAAAATGGTGGCAGCACAAGCTGCTCAAGGGGAAATAACTAAAGATCAAGCTGCTAAAATGCAAGGAATGACTTTAGAGCAGTTGGAACAAGCTGAAGCAGCTGAAAGTTTGAAAAAAGCATTTAGTAAAATAGCTGAACCTCTTGCTAGTATTTTGAATACTTTAGCCCCTATTCTAACAGCAGTAGCAAAAATAGTATCATTTGTAGCACCAGTAGCCCCTTACTTCTTTTTAGCCTATAAAGGAGTAAAATTACTTAACTCAGGTTTGATAGGTAACATTAAAAATATGGGTGCTCTACTTACTAAATCTAAACTGTTTGGTAAAATGTACAAAGGAGGGCAGTTTATGCCCGGAGGAGGAAGAGCCGCCAAAGGAGGGCAACGTGCTGGTGGATTGTTTAGTTCATTAAAAGATAAAATTTTAGGCAAAAAAGATAAAATAACAGATGGAGTTAAATCCTCAGCCGATAAAATTAAAAAAGGGTCTAAAGCAACTAAAGGAGTTTCTCCTGCAAAAAATTTAAAGTCGTTTTTAACTAATCTTGGTCAAGGATTAAGACAAATGGCAGGAATGAAAGTACTACAGGGTGCTTTAAATTTAATACCTGCAAGTCTCGGGTTAACAGCAATGATTCCAGGAGTAGTAGGTGCTAAATTACTATCGATGGTAAAAGGACCAAGTTTATTAACTTCTATGTCATCTTTAGCCCAAGGACTTAAAACAATGGCTTCGGGTAAAGTATTTTTAGGTGCAGCCGCTTTAGGTTTAGCAGCAGCAGCATTTCTTCTAGCTATCCCAGCATCTGCTGGAATGGCCTTACTATCGATTACTGGTCCATTAGCAGCAGCAGGAATATTTGCACTAATACCAGCTTTAGAAGCTTTAGGAACAGCAATGTTGACTGGAGTTGGAGCACTTGGACTAGCAGCACTTCTACTTACAATGGTAGCAATGGGTGCACAAGCAGCTCTGTTTGGAGCAGCAATGATGATGGTAGGTCTAGGTGTAAAATTCGCTGCAGAAGGTTTTAGTTTAATTCTTTCACAGTTAGGAGGTTTAGTAGAAATGCTACCTTCACTTTTCTTAATAGGTCCAGCTTTATTTGGCATAGCTGGTGGATTAGCAGCTATAGCTATATCAGGTTTAGCAGCAATACCAGCATTAGCTGCAATGGGCACGTTAGCAGTAGCAGCCACCCCTTTAATAGCTTTAGGTAATCTGTTTGGAGGAGAAGATAGTGAGAATTCTGGATTTGAAAATATAGAAAAAAAATTAGACACATTAATTGGAGTTGTATCGATGGGAGGAGATGTATATTTAGATTCTGATAAAATAGGTAGAACTCAATCCAAAGCACTTTCTAGATTAACCTAATTGGTACACTAATAGTATTAGTATCTATTTATAATTAAACACTTAAATAATTAAATTATGGCAAATGGAATTTTAAACGATCAACTACCTAGTTCAGTATTAGGTTTAAAAGGTCAAACACCTAACATAGTACCCGGAGCATTAATTACTTCAACTTTACATAATCAATCATCTGTTAATAATCAACCAGCAATTGAGCAAAGTCCATCAGATTTAGATTTAAACGGGAATACTCCAGATAAGTATCTAGATAACCTCCCACAGTAGTCTATGCCTATAATAAGGAACTTAAGGAAAGACCTTAATGAAGGTCG